TTTAAATTAAATAGTCAAGAAACAATCTCATCAGATTATATATTTGTAAGAGCTAGAAACGCTGAATTCAATTACTCAGAAAATCCAAGTTTTATTTCAGGTAGTACAGGAGAATTAACATTCAGTTCGTTTATTAATAATCCACAAACTTATGTAACAACTATAGGATTATATAATGATACTAATGAGTTATTAGCTGTTGCTAAACTTTCAAGACCTTTATTAAAAGATTTTACAAAAGAAGCATTAGTAAGAGTTAAGTTAGATTTCTAATGAATGGGTGCGTACAAACAATTCCTAGCTTCTGATATAATAGTTGCTCCTCTAGAGGTAAATAAAGATTTTACATTTAAGGGGGCAGCAGAATTTACAGGTTCCAATGTTGGAATAGATAGATTTTTAGGATTAAATCTTACTTCAAGTTTATTTAATCCCATATCTGACCCTACCACAGGACAAATATCAATCCAATATCAAAGATTAGTATATAATTCAATAGAAGAGTTATATTACTCAAATTATTTAAGTTCTAGCTATAGTGATCAGGTAAATCGTCCTATTCTAATACCAGGACGAGATACTGAAGGAAATAGACTTATTGGATCCTCTAGTAACCAAGCATATGATAATTATCTACAAACTACATTATCCTATCCTAGATTCTATCCCACAGGTTCAGATGTTACTATAGGTGTTTTATCAATTCCAAATACCCTATTCGGAGATTATATCCAACCGCATTCATTTTATTATTCTTTTCTTAGTGGTTCTACTAAATTTGAATTTACAGATGATGGAGAAGGAAACATAATAATGCTTAACTCATTCTATGGTACTAGTTCAGCTATAGTAGGTAATATTACATATCCACATGGTATGGTAACCTTAACAGGTAATCCTACTATATATGATTATATGAATCTTTATAATAGTGGACAAATTGTATCTTCACTTTATGCTACTGCTACTTATGGTAATTCTTCCCCAGCATATGTCTATGGTGAATTTCTTAATTGGGATGATATTATATTAAATTTTGTAACATCATCTAATGCTACTTGCTCATTTTCAAGTTCATATACTATACAAGAAACACAATATAAATGTACTATTAGAGAAAACGAATATAACTTCACTCTAAATCCAAGTACAATCAAAAATGGTTCTACAGGTAGTGTTTATGGATATGTTACTGAATCATATTTCTCACCGTATATTACCACAATTGGTTTATATGATGAAATGCAAAATTTATTAGCAGTAGGTAAATTATCTCAACCACTGATAACGTCACCTACAACAGATACAACAATATTAATTAATTTAGATAGATAAAATTTATGAATAAATGGTTCTCACAAACAGTTAATGAATTAAATGAAGATGTTATTAAAGAATATAATTCGATAGAAGATTTTCCTGAAGGAACTCATGGATTTGTTTATATAGTAACTCATACTCCTACAAATAAAGCATATGTTGGTAAAAAATCTTTACAACATAATCTTACTAAAAAACTTACTAAAAAAGAATTAGCTGAACAATCGGGACCAGGTCGTAAGTCTATTTCTAAAAAAGTACAAAAAGAATCAGATTGGAAAACATATCATGGTTCTGCAAAACCTATCCTTGAAATGATTAAGGCAGGCAAACAAGATGAATTTACTCGTGAAATACTAATCATTGTACCTAATAAAAAACTATTAACTTATTACGAGTCTAAAATATTATTTACATTAGGAGTATTAGAGTCACCAGATTACTATTTTAACGACAATATATTAGGTAAATTTTTCTCTAAAGATTTTATATCTTAAGTTTGGCCCCCAGAAATTAGTTTCATATATTATAAAGTATGACTAATAACGCCCTAGTATTTTTAATAGATTCGGTTTTAGGTAAAGGTAAACCAACATCTAAAGGCAATAGAGCTTATCATTGTCCTGAATGTAAACATCATAAACTTAAATTAGAAATTAATCTAAACGAAACATCACCCCATTTTCAATTTTATCAATGTTGGGTATGTGGATTTAAAGGTAAAAAATTACCTACTCTATTTAAGAAATTAGAAGTCACACAAGATAAAGTTAGTCAACTAAGATTATTAATTAAGACTGATGGCAAACAGATTGAAGTAATTGATGATAAAAAAGCAGAATTACCTAAAGAATTTATACCACTAACTAACCCACCAGCAAATAGTTTAATTGTTAAACACGCTATTTATTATTTAAAAAATAGAGGTCTAACTAAAGAAGATATTATCAAATACAATATAGGTTATTGTGAATTTGGTATATTCTCAAACATGATTATCATTCCTTCATATGATGCGAATGGAAAACTTAACTACTTCACAGCAAGAAATTTTAATAAAAATTCATCAATTAAATATAAGAATCCAGACGTGACACGTGATATTATTGGGTTAGAACACTTTATTAACTGGAATGTACCTATTATATTATGTGAGGGAATGTTTGATGCAATTGCTATTAAACGCAACGCTATACCTTTATTAGGTAAAACAATACAGAAGAGTTTAATGTTAAAAATTATTAATTCAACTGTTCAAAAAATATATATTGCCCTAGACAAAGATGCTATTAAACAAGCATTAAATTTTTGTGAAACACTAATGAACGAAGGTAAAGAAGTTTATTTAGTGGATCTTGAAGATAAGGATCCTAGTGATATGGGATTTGAAAAATTCACTAATCTAATTCAAAACACTTTACCATTAACGTTTTCGAGTTTACTCGAGAAAAAATTTCAAATGATATGATAGAAAAAAATGTAAACATCAATAAAAAAAGTGTTAAAAGATTAGTAGAAATAGATTTTGAATCCAAACGAGTTAACATACTAGATAATAGATATTACAGTAGAAATAATAAATTGTACCCATCTGTTACAAGTATACTACAGTTTATGCCTAAAAATAAATTCTTTGAAAACTGGCTTAAAGATGTAGGACATAACGCTGATTTTATAGCTAAAAAAGCAGCCGAAGAAGGCACACAAGTTCACGATGCTGCTGAAAGATATCTTAAAGGTGAAAAAATACAATGGTTAGATGAAAACGGAATATCTAAATACTCTTTAGAAGTATGGAAGATGATACTTAAATTTCATGATTTTTGGTCTACATATAAACCTACATTAATTGAAAACGAAATCCATTTATTTTCAGATATATACACATATGCTGGTACTTGTGATTTAGTAGTAGAATTAGGTGGTAAAAAATGGTTATTAGATATTAAAACCTCAAATTCACTACATACTAGTTATGATCTACAATTAGCAGCATATGCTCAAGCATGGAACGAGTTATATGAGGAAAAAATTGACAATGTAGGTATATTATGGTTAAAGTCCTCAAAACGTGGCGAAGATAAAAAAGGTAGTAGAATGCAAGGTAAAGGATGGGAACTATATAAACCTGAAAAATCTATTGAAGAAAATTTAAAACTATTTGGATATATACATGAACTATACAAATTAGAACACTCAGAAGCTAAATCAGCAGACGAACAACTTCCAACAGAAGTTCAAATTACTCCAAACAATTAACATATTTATAGTAGACTTAATCTACTAAGAATATTATGAACCATTTAGTTAAAGAACTGATTCAACCATTATTAAATGAGATTGAAACTCCTCAACCTACTAATTTAAAAGAGGCTTTAGCGTCTTTAACCAAATATATGCTAGATCAAGGTTATAACATTAAACCGTTACCTAAATTAAAGATAGTTAAAAATGACGCAGAAAACGCGTCAAATATTTTAGGTAAAACAGCATACTACGATCCTTCTAATTGTTCAATCACTTTATATACTCTTGGTCGCCACCCAAAAGATGTGTTACGTTCTTATGCTCATGAAATGATTCATCGTATCCAAGACAATGAGAATAGATTAAATGGTATTAATACCACTAATACTAATGAAGATGGTAACTTACAAGAACTAGAAAAAGAAGCATATTTAAATGGCAATATATGTTTTAGAAATTGGGAAGATAGTATAAAAAGTCCTATTAATGAATGGGTTATTGATACTCCAAAATATGATTATACTCCAAAACTTTCAAATAAAATTTTCTCTCAACTTCATGAATTAAAAGTAAATGAAATAATTCTTAATCCTAATAATGCTGTTGAAATATATGGTGATTCAAATAATGGTGATTTTACTGTAGGAGAATATGATTATAATTATAGAATAATAAAATTAGATAAAAATCCATATAATAGTGATTCATTTTATAATATTGATTTTCATGAAATAGGAAATAAAAAACCTAATCCTTCCTTACCAACAGGAAACGCTAAAGAAAATTATATAAAAATATTATCAACTATATATAAAATTATATTAGATTTTACTCAAAATATCTCCCCAAAATATATAGGAATATCAAGTTTAGACGAGAGTGGATATTGGAATATATATAATAACTTAACAAAAGTAAATCAACTCCCAGGTTATTCTAGAAAAGATGTTGGTTTACAATTTAAAGATAAAAGTGGAAAAACTGGAAAATTTATAATATTGAAAAGAAAAGATGAAATATAAATTAACAGATATATATAAACAAATCAAAGAAGAAGAACAAGTAGCCCAAGTATCACAATATAAAATATACTGCGATATGGATGGTGTGTTATGTGATTTTGATAAGCGATTTGACCAATTTGGAGGGATGGTACCAGGTGAATATGAATCTAGAAAAGGTACTAAAATGTTTTGGGAATTGATAAGTAAAGTAGGAGTAGATTTTTGGTCTAAAATGCCATGGATGCCTGAAGGTAAAAAATTATGGGAATATATAAGCAAATATAAACCAACACTACTATCAGCCCCATCATCAGACTACTCATCACGTTATGGTAAAAAGTTATGGGTACAAGAAAATATGCCTGGAACTAAACTTATTCTAGCTAAACGAGAAAATAAACAAGACTACGCTGGTAAAAACAAAATACTTATTGATGATCGTGCTGATACTATTGGTGAATGGAATGCAGTAGGAGGTATAGGTATTTTATTTACTTCAACTGGCCAAACTATAAATGAACTAAAACAACTAGGACTATGAATTTCAAATACAGACTAATAGAACAAGAAGAGGAAGATGGATTAAAAGGTTTAAGAGGAAAAAATGAACTATTCTTAACCTCAGAAAAATATACTGCTGATGAACTTCTTAAAATACTAAATGATCCTAAAAACTTAGGTGATACTTATGTTGGAAGATCTAAAGAATTAGATGATCTTTATAAACGAGTATTTGGTATGCCTACTGCTAGTGATAAAGAAAATAAAGATTTATTCAACACAGAATATAATGGCTTTGTAGGTAAAGATCTATACAGAGATATAATCAGTAAAGTAAGTAAAAAATTTGATCGTGTTCCACCACTTACTAAAAAAGATGAAAATGGAGAAACAATGTATTACTTTTTTGGTAAAACTAAAAATAATGAGGAAGTAGTTAAAGATTATTATCTTGAAACTAGTGATAGTGCTAAGAAATTTATTAAAGCTGATATTACACCAAAAAAGATAGGTGATCATGAAATTAATTTTCCATTAAGTGATGATGCATCTCTTAAAAAAATATTAAAAGCAGCTGGATTGAAATCAGGAGTAGATTATGAATTGACTAAACAAAAAGTAGAAGAAAGTACAATACGTAATACAGTAAGAGAACAAATTAAAAAGTTATTAAAATAATATGTCGGAAAATGTTTTAAAAAAAGATTTTAAATCAGCTGATGTTCAACGTCTTCGTAACCTAATGACAGGTAAAGAAACTGAAAGAACTGTAGCAGGTGTTGGTTATAGCAAAAAACAACAATTTCATGAAGAAGGTGATGTGTGGGAAGATGATGGAAGACAATGGACTATTAAAAATGGTATTAAGCAAAATATTACTAAATTAGATAAGGCCAAAAAAGAGATAACACTACCATTATTTTGTCCGTGTTGTTCTAATTTAATGAAAAATAAATACGATAAATTATTTTATATACAGTATAAGAGATGTTTTAACTGCCAGATTGATTTTGAAACAGATATTCGTAAAATGGGCTTATGGGAAGAATATGAGAAAAACATTATTAACTCAGATTTAGACCATCTAATCACAGATTATGGTACATGGATCGATGAAGTGATAAACGGCTCAAATGAATCATTCATTACAGAGGCAGGTGATGTTGAAAAATGGGTTGGTTCATCTAAAAAGAAGTTATTAGAAAACAAAGAAGAAACAATAAAGTATCTACAAAGTTTAAAAAAGTAACAAAAATATAACGTCTAATTAAAAGTTCAATATTTATAATAAAATATACTTAAATGAGCAAACAATTCTTACACATGCAAAAACTCGCAGGTTTAATCACTGAGAGTGAATATAAAAAATTAAACGAAAATCAAGATAGTCCAACTCATAAATCTAAAGTAGATTGGTACTATATCAATGATAATAGTGACTATCCTGGACCTAAAGGTAGAACTGTTCCTGACACTGAAGGGTATGATAATCCTCAAGATTATAAAGGAACTGAACTTTATATAGCTAAGGGAACTAAAGGATATGTTAGTGGTAACAAATTTGAAGATGAAGATGGAAATGATGTTAAATATGAAGCTGAATATTTTGAAAAATTAGATGAATCACTAACTGAATCTAAACTTAAAAATAAGATTAAAGAATTAGTACATGCTTCATTAGGTGAAGCTAAGAAAAAGAAAAAAGAACCATCAGATGTAGCACCACAAGAAGATGTGGATATAGATATAGAAGAACCAACATCTGATATAGACACACCTACAGATACTATGTCTCCTGAAGTATCAGCTGAAATTGATATTGATCCTAAAGTTAAAGCAATTCAAGACTCATTAAGTAAAGCATTAGCAAATGCTAAAGCGTTAGGTGATGAAAAATTAGTAAATCAAATTGGTAACACCATTACTATGCTTGTTAGAACACAAGTAGTAGGGCAACAGGCTGTTGCTGAAAATTTAAATGAAGATTTAACAGAAGAAGATACTCAAAAGTTAGTAGGAATGTTCATTGATATGCAAGAAGCTATAGAAATGCCATTTGAAATGGGTATGGAGTTTGAAACTACAGATGAAGAATACAATAAATTGATGGCTGCTCGTAAAGTAGCTCGTCAATTAGAAATAAAATATGGAGGTAAAAAATACGGAATTGGTGCAATTATGCCCGATAATAAATAAAGTTATAAACCAATAAAAACAAAAACAAAATGAACACTCAAGAACTATTTGAACAAATTAGTGGGTTGTATGAAACAGCAAAAACTAATCACGAAGAAACAAGTAAAGCAGCCAAAGGAAGAGCTCGTAAAGCATTAAGTGAGTTGAAAAAACTTATCTCCGCATACAACAAAGCCTCAGTTGCCGAAGCAAAAGCAAAATAATGCCAAAACCAACACCACGAATATTAGCACTTCAAAAACAATTTTTTAACCAATACAAGCAAAAGAAAAATTCTTGGGTTAAAAAATATGGAGCTGATGCTGAAAAAGTGATGACTGGTGCTGCATTTAAAAGAGCTGAATCTATCACTATGAAAGAAAATAAACAACGAATTAGAGAAATGGTTAGAAAGGCTCTAATGGGGCCTGCAGTAGAGGAAAATCCAATTGATACAATATCATTGGATATTCCACTATTAATTCGTATTATGGAGTATGCTAAAGAAGATGCTCAAAG